CCGATGTAAACTGCATCTTGTGGGTCAGTATTACACATCGCCATACAAAAGAGTATTTGGTCTGGTGCAGGTTTGCCTCTAAGACCAACTTTAGGACTTACAACATAATCAAACTCAATATCTAGTTTATCTAGTATGAGTTTAGTTCTTTCAGCAGTCTTAGATGTGACTACTGCAATTTTATTATCTTTCTTTAATTCTTTTAATGTATCTTCGACATCTGGATAAAATTCTAGACAATGTTCCATAAGTTCTATTGATGTTTTGTCATAAGAGTGTTTTATCGCATCATGGTTTTCGTTTATACCAAGATTTGTAAGTATATCTTTAAATGGTAATCCGATATACTTAAAGTATTCTGAAAAGGGCTGAGTTAGTTCGTGTTCTAACTTACATAAGTCCCATGATTGTTCCATCATGTGTTTTGAGTCTATTAAAACTCCATCTAAATCAAAAATATATGTCTTCATATTTGGACCAAGAAAGGTTTTCTTCACTTTTTGGGTACTAAATGTTCCTCTGTTAAAATTCTAAAACTTAGTTTTCTCTCGTTGCAGAAGTTTTCTGCCGCTTCAAACTTTGCTTGGTTTATTATATAGTTCGACACTTCGGTGATATATCTCTTGGTTCTTCTTTTCGGTTCTTTTGGGGGTGAAAGGTATTTTTTAGGTTTAACTTCTATGATTTCACGCACAATCTTAGCATTTTTATCTTTGTATTTGATATAGAAGTCAGGAAAGTATCTATGGACTTTCTTATCTATAGGAGAACGATATGGTATTATGATTTCTTCACTTCCCCATTCGATAATATTAGGGTTGTTATCACAATATACCATGAATCTTCGTTCCCATAAAGACCGATAAAAGATTCTTGTAGGGTCTCCACGATACTTTTTATAATTCTTTGGTTTAAACTTTCCACTGTATGACATAAATAACTATATTAAAGATTAACTTATAAGGTTATTTATATGGCATATATTGACAAACTTCTAGACAAATTCAACAAAATAAAAAGCGCAGTAAATAGTATTAAGGGTATAGCAGCCAAAATTGAAGGCATCAATTATGTTTCAGGTATAGATGAACTTGGTGAACAAAGACATGCGGCTTTTGAAACTTTGAAATTGAGGGAAAAGTCTTTAGAACATTATAGAAAAGGCATACAAGACGGCAAATATCATACTCAGAAAAAACCAGAAGAATATGGAGAACAAATAATTTATCCAAGGCATGAGGCTTTAGCTAATTATTTAACATTTGATATTAGACCTAGAAAAGATAGAAATGTGACTTCAACCATAGGTGGTAATTTAGGGGTTACCGAAGGAGTTGATAAAGGTTATGCGGCCTACGCTGGTGTTGAATCTGGCACAGGAGTATATACAAGAAGAGCAATATCTTTATATGTTCCAGACGCTTTAATATCTCAATCTAGTGTGACATATAGACCAGAAGGTATATCTACTCTTCAAAGAGCATTAGCTAAAGCAGCTGACACAATTACAGAAGGTGGTTTTGACACAGATTTTTTTGGTCTTGGTAGCGATATAGCTCAAACCATGGGTGCAAAAATTATGGCTGAAACTTTAAATAAAATGTCTGGTGGTTTAAGTAATTTAAGATTTGGTCGTGCAAGTAATCCACAACAAGAACAATTTTTAGATAGTGTTCCACTTAGGTCTTGGGATTTCACATTTGATTTTTGGCCCAAAAGTAGAGAAGAGGCTGCTGATGTTAGAAACATAATAAACATTTTTAGAGAATCTATGTTACCAGATACATTTAGTGATAAGTTTGGTAAAAAGAGTATAGAAAAGTATCAAAATAAAGGCGCAGCTGTAAACGCTAGTTATTATAACTATCCAAATATGTTTGAAATATATTTTTCAGGACCAATAGCAGATAAAGTTGATGGTTTCTTACCTGCTTATTGCACAAATGCACAAGTAGATTATACAGGTGGGCAAAAATTCTCTACATTTGATGATGGTATGCCTGTTCATATTCAATTAACACTAAACTTCATGGAAGTTAAAGCTATGACTCTAGGAAATTATTTAAAAATAAGTGCCAATAGTAATGCAGGTAAAAGATTTGGTTCAACCGATTCTATGTCCACTAGTGTTGGAGAAATGGCTAATCGAGGTCAATTGGATATATTGAACAATTCAGATAATCCATGGAGAGATGGTCAAGATATGGGATTTTCAGATTCTCAATTATTATCAATGGGATTTACTCCGGATAGAACTCCTGGTAGTGGACAAATTCCGCCTCACTACAAAAAGAATAGGGGTAATAATCGAGGAATGGGCGGCCGTGGCGGGGCATTCTAAAAGGATAAATTATGGCAGCTAAATATTTTTCAAATTTTCCAAAAATACAATACAAACTTTCTAATGGAAAGATTGTATCAATAAAAGATTTCTTTAGAAAATCTAAAATAGAACAAGAGGCGGTTCAATCTATTGTTGAATATACTTTGTATGAAATACAAGAAGGAGAAAGACCAGATGTTCTTGCAACCAAACTGTATGGTAATCCAGATTTACATTGGACATTTTTTCTAGTTAATGATATAGAAAATTACTATGATTGGTTTAAAGATTCAGAAGTATTTGAAGCGTATATTAATAAAAAGTTTAGTGGTCAATATGCAATCGCAGATTCATCAACAGATATAGTATCAGCTAAATCTAATGATGCTGATAAAACAAATAAGTTCCTACTTGGAGAAAAAGTCACAAGTGTATCATCAGAAGGAAGAATTATTGAGGTTTGTCCAGAACACAATAGAATTGCAATAGAAGGTGGAAAATTTGTTGCAAATGAATCGATAACAGGTAAAGTTTCCACCAAGTCATTTACACCAACATCAGTAATCAATCATGTTGATGGTGTATCATATTATAAAAATAGTGAAGGTCTTAGAAAAAATAGTAGTGGTTCTGGTTATTCATCTGTATCACATTATGAACATGAACAAGATTTAAACGAGGAAAAAAGAAGAATAAAAATTATTTCACCGCCAAAAATTAGTGGAATAGTAAATAAATTTGAAGAAATAATGAGTTCTTAATATTATGTCGCAACAAGTATTACAAGGAGCATGTTATGTCGAAAATTTAACCTTAGTAAATCTAAGTGGTGAATGGGTCGATTTAACAAATGTATGTGCCAATTTAAAAATCTATGAGGGTCTAGACGATACCTTTTGTCATGGTAGACTATCTATTGTTGATGGTTTAGATTTATTAAAAAACTATAAAATTGTAGGACAAGAATCTTTAACTATTAGAATAAGAGCATTAGACCAAAGTGAATCAGATGGTTGGACAAATTTAGAAAATTCTATTGATAAGGAATTTAGAGTTTATGCTGTAAGTGATGAAACTGTAGATAAATCATTTACCACAAAGACCTATGTTTTACATTTTACAGACCCCAAAGAATTTATTGCACGACAAACAAGAATTAATGAATCTTTAAGGGGTTCATATTCTTCTATGTTAATTTCAATGTGGCGTAAATATATGTTTCCAGCAGAAGCAGATATAGAAGTGCTTACTGATGCTTGGCAAGAATCTAAACCAGAAAATAAACAAGTTAATGTTCCTAATTGGACATTAATGGAAACTTTTAAATATCTAGAAAGAAACGCAAATGCCGAAGACTCTAATTGGAGAAATAGTTTTTTCTTTTTTGGTTCATTATTTGGCAACAGACAAAGATTTATAACATTTGATAAAATGAAAGAATACAAAATTATTCCTGAATTTGATTGTTATCCTAGATATGGTCATCTTGCAACTGATGATTCAGATTTAGATGAACTTTATGTTGGTCTTCAAACACAAGTTTTAAATTATACAAGACCAAGTAGAGGTAATGTATTAAAGGGTGCTGTTAATGGTCTTTATAGGGGAAGATTAAATTCATATGACCCTGTAAGAAAAGTAGAAAGAACAAATCGTTATTCAATGAAAAAAGTTTATGATGAAATAGAAGGTGAATATCCATTAGTTAGACTTGATGCAGAAAGTGAAACAATATACAAAGCTGGTGTATTTGATGATGAGATGAATGCTGATTTTACAAATACTTTTGAACTTCCTTTTCTTGATGATGTAAATGAAGAAACGCTAACTACTGCTGAACCTTATTGGGTTCAAAAAATAAACGCTACTAATGCATATTCTAATCAAGATAAATTACTAAATTCTGAAACTGAAACAAAAGCTGAAACCGAATGGGTCGGAGAAGAATATAAAGATGCAGCTATGTTAGAAAGGGCGGCTTTAATAGGCGTGTTAAATCAAAATACAACTAATGTTATTATTCCTTTTAGACCAGATATAACAGTTGGTGCATTAATTCGATTAATTTTACCCACAGAGGAAGATGATGAAAATATCAATTCAATGAATGATGGCGATTATGTAATAACTCATTGTGTTTATGAATTAGAACCAATGAAAGGAAGAGGAGTTATACAAATGAAATGTGCGAAAGATGGATATGATGTAGATATTAGAGAATGGAGTCCATTAAAAGAAACAACTCCGGCTAAAGAAACAAGCACCGGCGGTGGCGGTGGGAGAAGTATGTAATTATGAAAATGTATTTTGGAGTAGTAGAAGATAGAAACGACCCATTAATGATTGGTCGTGTTAGAGTTCGTGTTCATGGTATTCATACGCATGAAAAAACATTAGTGTCTACCATGGATTTACCTTGGTCAACAGTTATCATGCCTGTCACAACAGCTGGTTTAGGCGGATTTGGAGATACACCATCACTAGTAGAAGGAACAAGTGTTGTCGGACTATTTACAGATAATGACAAACAACAATTTATGGTATTAGGGGTTAATCAAGGCATATCGCAAGATGGTTTTATAGAAAATGAAAAGGGAGAACTTTATGCCAATACTGTAGAAGCTGGTTTTAACGACCCTAGAAGAAATTCAGAAAGTGATTATAAAGATACAGCAGAAGATACAACTCCTGCTCATGCTCCAAATAGAGCGTATGGAATGAAATTTGGTTTAGATTTTTATCCTGCTTTATTAAAAACATTAGAGTTCAATTATTTCGGAAAACGAAAAACAGTATCACATGAAATGGAAAATGATAAAAAGGTTATAGATAATAAACCTTATTATCCTTTAATAACAAATGCATCAGATATAAACACTTTTTCTGCACAATTAGATGCAAAAGATTCTCATAAAGTTTTACAGAGAGATTTATCTAATCTAGATATGGGAGAACATTTAGGTAAAGTATTCAAATTTGAAGGTGTCACAGATGAAGTTAAAAAAATGTTGGAAATTGATGCTAGAAATAGGGACCCAGAAGTTGAACTAGAATCAACTGTAAAGTTTCCAGATGATTCTCATATCAAACCACGATATCCTTTTAATAAGGCAACTTTTACTGAATCAGGACATTTATTTGAATTAGATGATACAAAAAATTATGAAAGAGTTTCTCTTCAACATAGAAGAGGAACCTATTTCGAATGGGGTCCACATGGTGATGCAATTCAGAGAGTTGCAAAAGATAACTATACTGTCGTATGTGGAGACAATAATCTTTGGGTTAGTGGTAATGTTAATATAAGAGTTATGGGCGATGCCAATCTTCATGCAAATGGAAATGTTAATGTAAAAGGTTACCAGTCTGGTAAGATTGATGTTTCAAAAGACTTACACCTAAGAGCAGGAACCGGAAACCTAACTCTCGAATCTGCTACAGCAGTAGTAGTAAAATCACCATTATTTGTTCCAAATGGAAATGTACCTGATGAAGGCAGTTTGATATAGAAAGTGAATAATTATGACAACACCTGAAACAGATGTTAAACCTGTAGAAAAAGAAATTTCAGATAATCTTCCTTGTCCTGAGGGAGATATATTCTCTTTACCAACAAAAGCAGACATTGTAAATGCGTTCAATGAAATAGCACAGTTGCCTGGCGAACTTGCTGGTAAAGTTAATGAAATGAAAGCAGAAAGAGAAAAAAGAATTGCAGACTTATATAAAAAATTAGAAGATGAAAATTTAACAGAAGAAGAAAGAGAAGAAATACTTAAACAAATAGAAGAAGAAGAAAATTACATTAAAACACAAATAGAAGGTAAATTAGAAGAAGAAGTTGCAAAGGTCGCCAAATTAATTTCAGAGTTTCAAGAAACTATAAGTGATGCACTATCTCCATTTTGGGACAAAGAAGGACAAAATCGTGATTGGCAGAAAGAAGCAAGAGATGCCTTTACAGAAGTATTACAAGATTTTCATACATATATTCCAACAAAGATTGCGGAAATAATTTCAAAGTTAGTTCCTATTAGTTTTAAGATTAATCTTTTAGGTTTAGAAATAGATGTTTTACAACTTGCTACAAATCCTGCTTACGGAAAAGAAATTAAAAATCAAATTGCAGGTAAGAATTTTGTCACTCAAATAGTTTCTAAACAAAAACAAATTAAAGAATTAAAAGAGAAACAACAAAATCCTGATTTAACATTAGATGAACATGCAGACTTACAAGACCAAATTGATAAACTTCAAGAAGAAGTTGATGAGTTATATAAGAAGAAATCGGAATGGGTTGATAAATTCTTTAAACTTATTCCAGAAGAGTTCAGACAATTTGATGGTGAGTTTGGAGTTTTAGATGATGAAGCAAAAGCAAAATTAACCTGGAAATATATCAAGACTGAAATTAAAGAATGGATACAAAATTGGTATGTAAAAGCATTTCAAAAATTAATAGGCATTTTTGATAAGATTTGGGACTTATTGGGTTTACCAAATCTTCCTTTTGGACAATTAATTGATATTATGAATTTAGATATTGGCGCATTGATAGAAGCAAAAATTCAAGCGATAAAAGATAAATGGAAAGAAACAAAACTTGGTAAAAAACAGTCAATACGAAAACTTGAAAAAGAGATTGAAGAAATAAAAGAGAAAATGAAAAATCCTGACATTACTATGGACGAACATATTGCATTGTCAGAAGAATTGGATAAGAAAGAGGAAGAAAAAAAGAAACTTGAACAAGAATTGGTAGATGCAGCTGGTGAATTTCATAGAAAGATTGAAGAGAAGATTTCTGAAATATCAATCTTTGGTTTTGATATTCTGAAAATCATAGGTGGTAAAATAGATTCGACCACTGAATCGATAGAAGAAAAGATTGCTGAAATTTCTTTAGAGTTGAAAGACTTCAAAGCAAATTGGCATAAAAAGATTCTTTTTGGTTGGGCTAAAATAGTGAAAAAGTTTCTTAGTGCAATAGGATTAGGAAAAATATTTGATTTTATGTTCTTAACATGGTGTGATTTCTTAAAACTACTAGGTATGCCAACAAACATTGGTCTTAAAGGATTGGGAATCGCAGGTATTGCTACTGTCACCTCTAAAGCATTTGAAGATGACCCAAGACAAACTCCAGACCAAGGAGATGATGATGGTGTATCATATGCAGATGCAGACGGAGAAAAAACAGAGTATAGTGTCACTAGTGGTACAGGTTCACTTCATGCATTTGTAGATGGAGAAGAAATTTCAGAAGGTATTTTTCCTAATCAAATGCAGATTTCAGGAAATACAGTGACATTTAACACTGCACCAGCAGTTGGGGCAGGAGTTTCTATAATTAAGATTTAATTTAATTGAAGGAGAAGTATAAATAGTCCTATGGCAACAAGAGATTGGACAACAGCAAATTCAAAAACACTAAGCGAAAAATCTGTATCTACAGATTTAGATTTAAGTTTTGTAGCACATCCTATAACAGGAGATGTAACCACTAAAAAAGATTCAGACGCTATTAAAAGGTCAATAAGAAATATTGTTTTAACAAATCATTATGAAAGACCCTTTAAACCTAACTTCGGTACAAACCTTAGAAGTATGCTTTTCGAATTAGGAACTCCAAGAGCGCATGTTAGAATAAGACAAGCTATTATTGAAGAATTAGAAATACTTGAACCTAGAATAACTGTTGATGAATTAGACCTCAGACAATTGGATAATGAGATTAATGTTATACTTTATTATACTATAGTGGGTGTTGCCGGACAACAAAATATAGATTTCACAGTAAGTAGGGTAAGATAAAATGGCCATTAAAAGTTCACAAATAAACGCAACAGATTTAGATTTCGAAGAAATAGCAGATAATTTAAAAACCTTTCTCAAAGGTCAAGATAAATTTAAAGATTATAATTTTGAGGGTGCTAACTTAGGAGTTATAATAGACCTTTTGGCCTATACAGGACATATTGGTGGATTAAATACTAACATTGCAGCTTCAGAATTGTTTTTAGATTCAGCACAGATAAGAAAGAATGTAGTTTCTCGTGCAAAAGATTTGGGATTTATTCCTGCATCTGAAAAGGCATCATCTGGCCAGATAGAAGTCAAAATGAATAATGTTAGAAATCCAGACGGAACAACACCTACTGCTAACGCTATGATAATGCCTAGAGGTCATAACTTTAATACTAACTTTGATGGTAATGCTTACAACTATGTTAATTTAACATCAGTTGTTCCTACAAGAGATGGTCAAACCTTTACATTTTCTAATGTAGATATATGTCAAGGACAATACATAACAGATTCATTTATATTTGATAGTCAAATAAAAAATGCAAAATTTGTATTATCAAATGCAAGAGTTGATAGGTCTAAATTACAAGTTCAAGTAAACTCAGGCGGAACAGTAAACACATATGCATTGTCAACAGAAGTGTCAACTATTACGAGTTCAACTCGTGTGTTTTATGCACAAGAAAATGAAGAAGGATTCGTTGAAATATATTTTGGTGATGGCGTTTTGGGTATAGACCTCAAAGATGGTGACCAAATCAGTGCGACATATGTTGTTGTAGACCCAATACATTCAGATGGCGCTAAAATATTTAGTATGTCAGATTCAGTCAATGGATTCTCACAAGCTGTAATAACAACATTATCAAATTCATCAGGCGGTGCAGAGAAAGAAGATATAGATTCAATTAAATTTAAAGCAACAAAGTTCTATACATCACAAAATAGATTAGTCACATTGAATGACTACAAAGCAAAAGTAAGTGAATACTATCCAAACGCAGATGCAGTTGCAGTGTGGGGTGGTGAAGACAATGACCCACCACAATATGGTAAAGTATTCATATCTCTTAAACCACAAAACTCAGATTACCTATCAGTTGCTGAAAAGGCAGAAGTGACAACTAAGTTAAATCAACTTAACATGTTGACTGTAAGACCTGAGATAGTAGATGCAGAGATAGTTAAGATTCTACTTACAACAGTATTCAAATATAATAAGAATGAAACAACATTATCAAAAGGAGAACTAGAAACATTGGTAAGAAACACAATAGTAAATTTTGATAATACAAATTTAAACAATTTTGATAGTATATTCAGACATTCAAATATAGTTAAGACTATAGATGATTCTGATGAATCTATATTATCTAATATAACAAATGTTAGATTAAGAAAAAGAAAACAAATTAATTTAAACACCTCAGAAGGATTAGCAATAAACTTTGGGAATGGTTTTTACCATCCTAATGACGGCTATAACAAGGCTTCTGGCGGGATTTTAACAACAACA